ACATAAGCGGTAACGAAAATAGTAACCCTGAATTTAAAACATATCCTGCATACGATCCAAATAAAAAACAAGCTGAAAGCATTTATTATTATAAATCTTATAGACCTAATTTAAAAACTTACACACTACCCGAATATATTGGTGCAGTTCCTGCGATTATTACTGATGCTGAAATTGCAAATTTTCATCGTGCTGAAATTCAAAACAGTTTTAAAGGTAGTAAGATGGTTACTTTCGTAAATGGTGTACCTAGCGATGATGAAATGCAAGCCACTAAAAGGCGATTGAATAAACAGTTTATGCCTACCGATGGCGCAGGTCAAATAGTTATTGACTTTGCAGATGATAAGGATAGAGTGCCTATTATTCAAGATTTAGATAGTGGTAATTTTCAAGATAAATACAACGCTTTAAACGATACAATTCAACAAGAAATATTTGTCGGACATAAAATTACTTCGCCAATGATATTCGGTGTAAGAGTGCCAGGTCAATTAGGTGGGCGAGCTGAAATGATTGATGCGTTTAACTTGTTTACTAATACTTATGTTTCGCCAAAACAAGAAGTTCAAGAACAAATTTTTAATATTTTTGCACCAATAAAAGGCAAGTTAAAGATAAAACAACTTGAACCGATTATGCCTAGTTTTAGTGAGCAAACATTACAAACTATTTTGACTAAAGATGAAATGCGTGAAATTATAGGTAGAAAACCTTTAGAACCTACGCAAGTAATTGAAACTCCAACAGTCGCCAAGTTTAATAAACAAACAAAGGATTTAATCGACTATGAAACGTTTAGTAAGTATGGCGAACCAACCGAAAACTTTACAGTTGTAAAAACTAAAAAGATAATGTTTGGTAAGCAAGATTTTATTTCAAAACTTGAACAAGGTATTTTAGACATTATTAAAAAGACACCTGAAATAAATATTGAAGACTTAACAAAAGTTTTAAAGGTTGATAAAACTAAAATTACTGATGCTTTAGAAACACTTATTGCTGATGGGTTGATTGATAGGAACCTAGTAATTACAACTAAAGGCGATAAAAAAGAAGTACCTAGCTTTAGTGAGTTGTTTATTCGTTATAAATATGCTTTAAGAAGTGATGCTCCACCATTAGAACCAGGCGGTAAAAGTCGTGATTTTTGCGCTGCTATGATGGATAATCCAAGATATTTTAGTAGAGAAGACATTGAAAATATAGGTAAAGAACTAGGCCAAGTGTATGGAATACCTAACTATGATGCATTTAGGCGAAGAGGTGGATGGCTACATGATACTAATTTAGATGCTAATGTTCCTTATTGCAGGCATATTTGGGTTCAAGAATTAATTAAAAGAAAGTAATGGCAGCACAAGTATTATTTTTAAGTGAGCAAACACTAAAACAAAGGTCAGTTTTGCAGGAAAATGTGGACATGAAAATTGTAACACCTACTATTGTTGAGGTGCAAGAGTTTTATATCCTTCCTATTTTAGGAACTAGTTTATATAATGAGTTAAAGACACAAATAGCAGCTAATACAGTTAGTGTTGCTAATAAGAATTTAATTGATAACTACATTACAAATACGATGATTTGGTATATGCAAGTTGAATTACCATTATCAATGAATTACAAGTACTTTAATAAATCAGTTGGAGTTCAAAATGCAGATAATATGCAGCCTGCAAACATGAGCGAAATTCGTGATTTAATGGACGAAGCACGAAACAAAGCGCAAGTGTACGCTGAAAGATTAGCTAAATTTTTACTTCAAAATACTAAACTATATCCATTATATTTAACTCAAACTAATGTCGGTATAGATACAATTTACCCACTAAGAAACAATTACAATAGTGGTTTAGTTTTAGGTAATGATGGGTGCTGTATGGGACAATACAACTTTAGAGGAATTAAAATAGAACCGAGAGAATTAACACAGCCTTGTACTTTTTGCTAAATGAAAACAAAAATAAAGAACGAAGAAAAATTACAAAAATTCATAAAAGAAAATGCAGTTCTACACACTAAATCAGATAATCGACTTACTCCAAACAATAGCAACAAACCACGCACAAGTAAACGGATTTAACTTTGGTGAGGTTACTGATATTTCGGCTAGTGAGCAAGAACAATACCCTTTAGTTTGGTGTGATGTAATTGATAGTTCAATTGACAGTAACACACTAACAATTAACATGAACATTAAAGTAATGGATATTCAAAAAGATAACCAAACAAATGAACGTGATACTTTAAGCGACTGTTTAAGTATAAGTCAAGATATTTACGCTGCTTTATGTAATCCAACTTATCAAGATTACTTTCAGTTGCAATTTAATACACAAATAACACCACTTAGAGAAGCATTGCCCGACAAGGTTAATGGGTGGGAAATGAACTTAGCATTTGATTTAATGCAAGATAGAAATAGATGCCAAATACCAACAAAATAAAATATAAATAACATGACAGATTTAGGAAAGATAATAGGTTCAGGAGGTTGCGAATTCATAAAAGCAGCAACAGCAAAAACAGCTAAAAGCTATTGCGGTATTGTAATAAATACCGATGCAGTAATTAGCGTTTTAGAAATGAACGGAGTAAACGTATTAGCTACAAAAGACTTTACAAGTGCAACAGTAAGCGCAGGTATGTATATTCCAGCAGCAGCAGGAACTACAATTACTGCAATTACTTTAGCTAGTGGAACTGCAATAGCTTATAATCAACAATAGTATGTTAGGAATAAGTACAACTAATGCAAGGGTTGGCGGTTTTCGGGGCAAAGGGTTAAGTTCTGAAGCTAAAGCATGGCAAGCTAATATAATTGCTAATGGTGGAACTATTACACCTACTCAGTTAGCTTTTTTTGACACATGGTTTTTTAAACCTGCAGTAGCAGCAGGAAATATATTAACTGAATTAGATAGATTTAACTTGTATTGTGGATTAGTAGGTAGCGAAATAGCTGCAAGAACAAACATGATTAAATCAGCGCATTTTATAACCCCAGTTAGTTCACCAACTTTTGATAATAACGGGTATCGTAGTAGTGGAACTAGCTATTTAAATTTGAATTATAATCCAAAAACACAAGGAGTTAAATTAACTGTAAATTCAACTACTGTTTTTGCAGTTGTTAAAAATCCAGCGTTTACCTCAACAGTAAGAATGCTAGGGGCTTTTGACGCGACTTTTGTAAATCAATTGGCAATGGTTAGGAATTCAGGGAATTTATCAACTGCAGTAAATACTGGCGGTGGTATTTTAAATACCAATACGACTACTGGAAATGTTTTTTTAGCAGGTAGGAGAACAAATTCAACAACTCAAGATACAATCATAAATGCAAGCATTGTAAATTCAGCACAACTAAGTACAGACATACCAAATTTAAATCAATTTGAATTAGTTATTAACTCAAATGGAAGTCCATTAGGGCCATACGATACCATGAGCCATTTATGTAGCGGTCATGGTAGTGGGAATTTGAACATAAGCGGTTTGCAAACAATTTTAAATAATCTTTTTACAGCACTAGGAATATGATAGTTTTAAAAGCAACTTTAGCGCAAAAACAGAAACTTGAAGGTTTTTATAAAAACGAAGCCCAATTAGAATTTATTCAAGATGGTAATAAAAATTGGGTAGTAAATTTAGAAGTTTTAAACGATAATAATTTTGCTGAAATAAAAGAGCAGCTATCAAAATTAACACAAATAGAATTTATAGAACCAATAATATAAGTAGTGTGTATGATGATAGAGTTACAGCCTATAATTAATGCTGCATTTGGTGGAGTTTCAGCGGTTGCATTTTGGTTTTTTGCAAAGGTGCAAGATCATGAAAAAAGAATACAAAAAATAGAAGATTTGCATACGCAAGGCATTGACGATTTAAAACAAGATTTAAAAGAAATTGAAGTTAAGTTTGATAAAATGCAAGTGACATTAAACGAATTGACTTTAAAAATAAACACAAAGAGTTATAATGATAATGATTTAGCACTTGCAATTAATTCACTAATTAAAAAAATAGATAGTTAAATGAAAGGAATTTTATACAAATATAAATCTGAAATTAGCACATTAGCAGGTTTATTAGTTGCGATTGGTACTGCATGGTCAACGATTGACTTTAGCACGTTTGTTTTTACAACTGATTGGCATAAACTAATTATACCAGCTATGATTGCAATAGGTGGATATGTAACTAAAATTAATGTTGAACGCAATGATAAGTAAACACATAACTATTGACGAGGCTACATTTAGCGCAAAAGCAGTAGCTAACAAAATAAGTAACGTGCCAAATGAAGCGCAGTTACAAGCTATGCAGTTAGTGGCTGAAAAGTTATTTGAACCTTTGCGAGTTTGGTATAATAAACCGATTAAAATTAATAGTTTTTTTAGGAACTTAGAAGTTAATAAATTAGTTGGTGGTTCAGCAACTTCGCAACATTGCAAAGGTGAAGCAATCGACATAAGCGCAGGCGGTAAAGCAGAAAATAAAAAGTTATTTGATTACGTTTGTAAAAATTTAGATTTTGACCAATGTATCAATGAGTATGATTTTACATGGGTTCACATATCTTATAAACCAAAAGGGAACCGAAAACAAATTTTAGTTATAAAATGATAATTTTAATAATTGGAGCAATAGTAATTGCACTGGCTGAAATGGTTTACACATATTTTTTTAAAAAATAATCTTTGAATTTTCACTCCGAAATAAAAAGTAAATTAGCCTTGCATATTGTGGGGCTTTTTTATTTATCTTTGCATAATGGATAGTGTAAATTTAGAAAGAGCTAGAATAGTAACTATAATCAAAGATAAACACGCTAAAAAAGAACGTGAGCAAAAGGAAAGATTAACCGAAAAACAAAAACCAAAAAAGAAATGAAAAAACTATTATTCGCCTTACTATTATTTTCAAGTTGCTATACCAAAAACCAAGCTATTGAAAAATTTTGCAACAAAGATACAATCCAAGTTAGTACAGTAATTCATGATACAATTATTATTGATAGTATTCAAGTTGATACAGTATTTAATGAAAGTGTTGATTCAGTTTATTTGGTTAAAGATAAAATTGAAATTCGATATATAAAAAAGTATGGCAAAATTTACTTAGAGGGTAAATGTAAAGGAGATACAATATTTTATACTAAGGAGGTATTTATTAAATCCCCAGTACTCACAAAAAAGTTACCATGGTATAAAGAATATTGGTATGTTTTCGATTTAATGTGGGCTTTTTTAGTATTGTTATTAGCATCAAGAAAAATGATAAATAGTTTTTAAAATATTAACTAATCGGAGTAATCAGTTATAATTGAATCTGACATTAAACAAAATCAATCGACTTATTTTCGGAGTTGCAGTTAGTTAATTAAGCCCCTAATGAGGGCTTTTTTATTGTACTTTATGAAAAATATTTGTTTGATTTATAGCACGTTACAATTTATTTTTATTTTATGTTTGGTATTACTGAAAGTATTACTACATTTGTAAGGCAATTAAGGCACAAAAATATGGAAACTAAAACTATTCAAATAAATACTTACACAATTACAGATGCAATGGGTAATAATACCAGCATATTATTTTGTGCATCTAATTTAAAAGAAGCAGTAAAAATAGCAAAAAAAAACTATCCAAATCAATGCTATTTTGGAAAAGTAAAAAGATGTTACAATGGAGGAGTAAGGGGTTAAATTAATTATGAAAGCAAAAATATACATACAAGACTTAGAAGCCCCTGGAATGAAAGGAAAGCATCTAGCAACGGTAAAAATCAAAGAAATACCGTTTATGCCAAACAGAGAAGTAGTAAACAACGCTATTACACCTTTAAAAGAATGGCTACAAAAAACTTACAACACATCATTAATAGTATCAATTAGCGAAGATTAAACCATGAAAAATTTATTAGAAAGAATGAAGCCAGAACCATTGGCAAAGTTTAATTCAGAGAAAGAAAAATATGCATCAACATTTGTAGCAGTTGAGCATGATTTAAAATACAATGAGTTTGTATCAGATTTAAGATTTGGAACAGTAGCCGAACTAAAAATTCATGGCATTGTAACCGAAATTACTTACACATCAATTAGAGAACTATTTAACGACTAAAACATGAAACTAGAACCAAAAATAAAAGAGCGATTATTATCGGACAATGCAGCAACATGCAGAATTGCAATCAAAATGAATTGCACCCAACAAAACATCATTAAGTTGATTAAAACCGATAGCAGTAAGCTATGTGAGTTAAACTATGCAGCATTAATAAAAGAAACTTTGAAGCTAAATCCAAAAGCTAAAATTTATACTGAAAATAAAAAGAAAGGGAGGTAATTATGAATTTAATAGAAAAGCCAAAAGACACATATAATAGTACAAGATTTTTAGATTACTATCTTGCAGGACACAAAGGTTTTATTGCGGGTGGTGCGTTTAAAAATATTTTTAAAAAACAAAAGATTAAAGACCTTGATATTTTTTTCAACAATCATGTAGATTTTATTCAAGCGGTTAATTATTATAAGGGCGATGCGGATTATGTTTTTTCTTACGAGAATGATAGAGTTTGTGCCTTTAAAAATAAAAAAACAAATATTAGAGTAGAACTTATTTGTAAAACTTTTGGAACGCCAATTGAAATAATATCAATGTTTGATTTCTCTATTACTAAATTTGCTTATTTTAGAAAAGAAGAGAATGGAGAAACAGTTTTTTATCATGTATTTGCAGATACTTTTTTTGAAGATTTAGTTAATAATAAACTTGTTATTGACGATAAATTACTATTCCCCGTATCTAGTTTTGAGCGTTCTTATCGTTACAGAACTTATGGTTTTGGATTATGCAAAGAGAGTAAGGCGAAACTTATAGAAGCCTTAAAAACGTCAGATACAAATGATTTGAGCAATGATTTATATTTTGGAATTGATTAAGATTTTAAAACTAAAAAGGCCGCAATTAAGCAGCCTTTTAAGTAGAAATAAAAAAATATATGGAAAACATCTTTACAACTGCAAATCTAAATAATTTTTTTAGAAATGCAAGGAAAATCGAAGCGCCAAAGGTTTCACGAATTGAGCAGTTAAAAAATCGTTATGAACGATTAAACCGACTTAGAAATTACGCAATTGAGCAAAACAATATTTTAAAAAAGAAACAAGCGGATATACTGCTATATTCTTTAACAGTTACTTTAAACTTAATAACACAACCAAGAACATGGAATTAATCAAACGAACAATAATAACTCCAGTAAGCGATAATTTAAGCCCTATAACAGTCAGCCTACAACGTAACGACATAGGCGAATACATGGTAGTAACTAACCAAAAACAAGGCAAAGAAACTAGCATAGCCTATACATCAACAAAAAGTACTGCAAATGAATGGTATGCTGAAAAAATACAAGATAACCGAACTGCATTAATTAAAATGGATCAACCTTTCAGCATTAAAGAGTATGCAGATTAAAAAAATAATCCAATTAACGTATAACATTCGTAAATGTATTGAGCAGATTACTAGCTTAAATGAGGACATAGCGACTTTAAACCACCACATAACAATCAATAATAGTTTATGGTTTGTGGATTATAATAATGACTCACTACATGGCAAAATCAATCAAAAGGAAAATCAAATTGAACTTCAAAAAGAGCAAATTAAACAATTAATTAGACAACTAAATGAGCAGATATAAACCAACAATTGAAGAGATTAGTGAAACCAGGCGACAACGTGAGGAAATGTCAGCAAAAGTTGAAAGTAAAAAGGAAATTTACGACAATTTAAAAGTTATTTGTAATCGTGAAAATAGTACCGAAGATGACTTTAAAGCCCTAGCAGTTGCAAAGGTTGAATGGCATGATGTAGCACTAGAAAATGAACGATTTTTAGCTAATTTATACAAATAAATAATTTTAATTGATTGATTT